TCCTCCATTTCCTTTCGCACTCACCGGTTTTGTAGCGTGAATCGTTTTTACTCCACTCATCCCATACTGAAACGTCATATCCTTCAGCTTTCAATGCCATACCGATAATCAGCCATTCATCATAGGTTGTGTTTGATACTTCAATGTGTTTTAAAGCTTCTACGATATTGTCCATTTAAATCCTCCTATGGTTGATAGCTCGATGCACTGACACCTCTTGGTAACATCCATCTATTTTCTGCGATACGAGTAATCATTTTGCTTGCAGCATCAAATGCCCACATACCTACATGAATGAAACCATAGCGTTCCAAGAAACGGATTTGTTTTGGTGTTGCGAGTCCTTCAACTTGTCTGTTCTTTAACTTTTCAATGAGTAAGCTTGCTAATCCACAGTTCGAAACTGAGTCTGGGTAGATACCATGTCTTTCTAGGTATTCGAGTTGTCTTGATGTTGCAGGTGCCATTTCCCAAGCGAATGAAGGCTCATAATTAGCCAAGTCTTCAGCTGCAATAGAAAATGCATATTGAATTGGATCGACAAGTTTTTGTTGCTTTCTACGCATAGCTGCGAGTTCTCTAGCCAGAGCATCTTCACGTTCCTTGATAGCATCGTTTTCTGCTTCTAGTTCAGCGGAGAGTAAATCAATACCACTTTCTCTATCCATCATCTTCTGGTCGATGCGTTTAGCAAGGTCAGCGTCTTTGGATATGAGAGCTGATGGTCTACACAAATCGTGACGTTCAGTCATCCACAGGAAATCAAGTAAGAGGAGTTCTTTCTTATTCGGTGCAAGTCGCATACCACGACCGACCATTTGTTGATAAAGACTTCTGATTTTGGTGGGTCTTAAAACAATAATGCAATCCACCGCTGGGCAATCCCACCCTTCAGTGAGTAGCATGGAATTACACAACACATCGTATTCACCAGCTTCAAAATCTGCCAGGATTTCATCTCTGTCTTTGCTATTGCCGTTGACTTCAGCTGCCTTAATACCGTGCAAATTGAGTAGCTCACAGAACCTTTGAGATGTCTTAACTAACGGTAAGAAAACGACCGTTTTTCGACCTTTACAGTATTTCAGCATCTCGAGTGCAATTTGATTTAAATAGGGTTCTAATGCTGAACCGATTTCACCTACAGCGTAGTCACCATTCGATACGGTTACGCTATGGATATCCAGTTCGAGTGGTATCATCTGTGCTTTTACAGGGCAGAGATAACCCTCTCTTATGGCTTGATGAAGGGAATATTCATAGGCTTTCGAATCGAAGAATTTCCCTAAACTTTTCTGATCTGAGCGATCAGGAGTTGCAGTAACACCGAGTATATTAGCACCATCAAAATGGGTAAGGATACGTTGATACGTATCGCTCATGGTATGATGGGCTTCATCAACAACGATTGTCTTAAAATAGTCTTTTGAAAAACTAGTAAGTCGTTTTTCTTGCGATAAAGTCTGAACAGATGCAACCGTTACTTTTTTCTTTGAACCAATGGAGCTGGACTCAGCCTTTTCCAAAGCTGAATCCAATCCACTCGTTTCCATTAACTTGACAGACGCTTGATCGAGCAATTCACCACGATGTGCCAGGATGAGGGCTTTACTACCATCTTGAGTCTCTTCTTCAACAACCTTTGAAAATACAACTGTCTTTCCGGTTCCTGTAGGGAGAACTAATAGCGTCTTCTGCCTGCCATCTTTCCACTCATTTCTAATTGCTTGAACAGCTTCGTTTTGATAAGGTCTTAGTTCCATGAGAGACCTCCTTTAGAATGGGAGATCGTCAGGAAGAAAGTTTTCTTCGTTGTAATCGATGAAACGGTCGACATCATTGACAAATTTCTCTTCACCATTTTGATTGGTGTAGGAGCGTTGCTTGAAATGTGCTCTACCTTTAGACCCAATAACAGTTCCCCAATTCATGGTTAATTTTTCTCCATGTTTCTTCTGACCAATACTTCTGAAGAAGGCTGAAATACGCCATTCAAGAGTACGGTATAGAATCAAATCAAACTTCACTGAAGTCGTACCTTCTTTTGCTTCTACTTGAACGGTAATGGTCGCCTTATTGCATGCAGGTACTTTAGGTCCACCACTAAATCTTCCTCGTTCAAAGTGTGTGACAGTAAAGTTGTAATCACCCTCTGGCAATAACACATACTCCTGTCCATCAGTTTCAATCGAGTCATTCCAATCCATTAACATATCTTTGTTTTCCATCATGATTATTGTTCTCCTTTATTATTTTTGATAGATTCGATGATCTTCTTCCAATTTGGGATGATCCATCTCGTGATGAAATCGTCCGAATAATTGGCAATGGGTTCTGTTTCTTGATAGTGTCCTTTGGCTGCAACTACCTTTTGAAGGTCTGCTTCATTGATACTTGCTTCCACCATCATCTTGTTCAGCTTTTCAACAACAGCTACGCTTGTGATTTCTCGTGGGTCAGGAAACCTTACAACATCTTTTCTGGATTTTACATCTTCGAATAGGTGTTGAATTGATGCGAAGTTGAGCTCTAACTCTTCTGGCAAATTGAATCTGTTTTTTGCGTCATAGGTAGGGTTATGTGTGGTATATAAAACACGTTTTCCACCTTGAGCTTTTTTGGAGTTATTCTCAGTCGTGACAACATAAATCTTGTAATTCACAAAGAATAAGGCATCACACCATTCCTTGATAAGCGGTGCAACTTGTCTTGTGAGCTTCATCTCATAACGGTCAAAGGCACCTTGCTCTTCTGGGAGTTCAAACTTTCTGGGTTTCGCATGAGCAGTAATGACAACGTTGATTCCGACTTCGATGAGTTGATCCAAAAGAGTAAGTAGTTTCGAGTACTCATCAAGCAAGTAGACATACCCTTTCCCAAATCCAAAGTCTTCGATATTGTTCTTTCGGTATTTCTCACAAACTGCGTTAATACACAAGAATTCTGACCAGTCCGCAGTATCGAGTATGACCGTCTTGCAGATGGTTGGGTTGTCATAGATTTCCTTAACGATTGCGATGAGTTCATTCCATGACTTATTACATTTGATACGTCTGATGTTTAGATTCGATGTTCCACCTTCGGTGTCGATGAATAGTGGGTCAGGGAACTGACTTGCAAAGGTTGATTTACCAATGCCCTCTGGTCCGTACACAACGATTTTCAGTGGTCGCTTTTCTTTTCCTTCAATGATGTTTAGCATTTGTTTATATCTCCTTCTTCAATAATGGTGACCTCTTCACGAGGATCGGTCTTTGGTACTAAAACGATGGATCCAGATTGCATGGTGATGTATGGTCCAATCAGTTCGTTGAGCTTGTCTTTTCCTATACGCTTTGTGAGCTCTGTGATGCCTGCTACTTTTCTAGGAGCATATGGGTCGATGCCTGATGCTTCACAAACCTTAACTACGGAATCTTCATCAGCAATCTTCCTTGAACCTTTAGACTGGACGAGCTTGTAGTTTGACCACTTATGTCCATTCATGGCTTTCTTGAGAGCGAACTCTTTGATGTCTTCTGCAAATTGAATAAGTTCATCAAGATTTGGTAGAAATAGTTCAATCTCGGCATCTGTCAAAGTGGCTGCAGGTTTCTTAATCTCTTTAATGACTTCAAGATTGGCTTCCGCTCGTTTGGCACAGATGGCTTTACCTGCACAATAACGGCAATACTTGCCAACTTTGGCTTCTGGGTTATCAGCCTTTGTTCTTTCAACAGCTGGAATCAATACATTGGCTTCAAACTCAAGTAACTTCTCTATCGGCATTTCATACTCGTTTGTGTTGTTTATCACCGGTTGGTAAATAACTAGCCTTACCTTTTTCACTGGGTATATATCCTTGAATGCCTTATAAAAATAGAGAGCATAGATGCCAAGTTGCGAATTGAATTGACCAGTCTCGCTATCAAAAGCATTCACAACACCTCTTCCAGTTTTTAAGTCGATAACGGTAAGTGTTCCACCGTCCATAGATGAGATAATGCCGCAGTCTAGAGTTCCACCAGCGTCTTCATCAAAATCCATGTCTAGGTGTTGCTCGATAACGATGAGAGGTTCATCATCAGATCGCTTTCTTTCAAACTCGATCGCTTGGATGACAAAATCGGCATACCCATCAGCAATTTCTTGCATTTCTTCTGAATACATATGCAGCTCTTTGATGACATCTTGGATTGATTTGACCTCGTCATCATAATTAGCCAAATCAAGTGACTTACTGATGAGTGCTGCACCTAGTTCATGACACTGTGTCCCAAATTCAGCTTGTGGATTTGTCCCCTGGCTTGAACCATCATTCAGCAAGGTGCTAAGTGGACAGTTCAGCCAAGTACTACTTTTACTAGGGCTGTACTTTCTACTATGAGTTTTTGGTGCCAGCATTTTTCTCACCTACACTTTCATGGATTTCGATTCCTGTTACAGAATCACTTGGAGCAATGATCAAGACGCCTCTTTTCTTACCGAATAACTTATTGAACAGTTTTTTCGGAAAGTGCTCGACCACTGACTCAATTACGTTGTTGCTCACATCGTCTTGGTCCACCAAGTTGATGCGAACCTTGTGCTTTTTGTCTCGCATGGTTTAACCTCTTTCTAGAAGGGCTCTTTGCCTTCTATATCTAAGTCCGCACTTTTTGACCTAAAGTTCGGGTTTTTCTGAAAAATGTTTTTTTATTTTGTTTTCGAGTGTTTTTACACGTTCCGACACAGTGCTTTTGGAGAGTCCTAGCTTCACGCATACTTCTGCTTGCGTTAATTCTTGTATATAAATAAGGTCGAATATCTC